AAGCGCGAGAAAAAAGATTAATGAAGTTTGCATTAATTACGGACCTTCACTTCGGTGTAAGGAACGATAATTCTGCGTTCGCAGATTATCAAGAAAAATTCTACAACAACATCTTCTTTCCTTATCTAAAAGAGAACGATATTAATAACGTCGTTGATCTTGGTGATACATTTGATAGAAGAAAGTATGTTAACTTTTCATCTCTTGATAGAGCTAAGAGAATGTTCTTTGAACCTCTTCAAGAAAACAATATCAGTCTATACGCTCTTGTAGGTAATCATGACTCTTACTACAAAAATACTCTAGAAATTAACTCTATGGATTTGTTAGCCGAGCATTATAATAACATTCATATAGTTAACGAACCTGAAGTAGTAACAGAGTTTGATAGTGTTCCCATTGTAATGATTCCTTGGATATGTTCTGAAAATCAAGAAGAAATATTTAAACTATGTAATGAGACTAGCGCTCAGATTCTTTTTGGTCATCTAGAATTGTCTGGCTATCAAATGTATAAAGGTCAAGCTATTCATCATGGTATGGAAGATGGCTGGCTAAAAAAATTCGATATAGTATGTACTGGTCACTATCATACTAAGTCAACGACTGGTAATATAAACTATCTAGGTTGTCCATATGAAATGACATGGTCAGATTTTGATGACCCGAAAGGCTTTCATATCTTTGATACTGATACTAGAGAGTTGACTTTTATCCAGAATCCATATAGAATGTTTCACAAAGTACATTATGATGATCAAGAAAAAAGTATGGAGCAAGTAGTCAATCAAGATTTTAGTGAGCTTGAAGGCACATACGTTAAAGTTATTGTTACAGAAAAGTCTAACCCGTATTGGTTCGATATGTTTATTGAAAAGCTTGAAAAGGCTGGTCCAATACATGTTCAAGTAGTGGAAGATCATCTTAATCTTGATCTTGCGTCTGATGATGAAATAGTTAATGAAGCAGAAGATACATTAACAATATTAAACAAATATATTGATGCTTTGGATGTTAGTGTGAGTAAAGGTAAACTTGAAAGTACTATAAAGGATTTATATTCTGAAGCCTTATCGGTGAGCTAATGATATATTTTAAATATTTAAGATGGAAAAATTTCTTAAGTACTGGAAACGTATTTACAGAAATAAAGCTTGATAAACATAAAACTTCTTTAATTATCGGCGAGAATGGAGCAGGCAAGTCGACTATACTTGATGCTCTTTCTTTTTCTTTGTATGGAAAACCGTTCAGAAAAATCAATAAAAAACAACTAGTTAACTCAATTAACGGTAAAGAAGCAGAAGTACAGGTTGAGTTTTCGATAAGCAAAGACAACTATAAAATTATCCGTCACATTAATAAGTATGGTACTTCGAAGTTTGAAGTATATAAAGATGATGAACTTATTAATCAAGATGCTGCTGCTAAAGACTATCAAGAGATGCTTGAGAAGAATATTCTTAAACTCAACCATAAGTCATTTAGTCAGATTGTGGTACTCGGCAGTAGTACATTTGTACCTTTTATGCAGTTACCGTCCCAGCATAGAAGAGAGGTAATCGAAGACTTACTTGATATCCAGATCTTCTCTACTATGAATACTCTGCTGAAAGAAAAAGCTTCTGAGAATAAAAATGCATTAGTAGAGGTTGATTATAAAATTAATCTTGCAGAGCAAAAAATAGAAATGCAAGAGCAGCATATTAATGAACTGAAAGACAATACACAAAAAAGAATTAACGAGAATAAAGTAAAGATTGCTAAAGCAGAAGGTGAAAAAAAGAAACATGTCGATGCTATAAACCTGTTACAAGAACAGGTGGATGAAATGCAAAATCATAAACATGATATAGAAGCAGTTAAGAAGAAAAAGAAAAAGCTTGAACAGTTTGAATATAAGCTGCAAGATAAAATATCAAAGCTAAAGCAAGAGATTGAATTTTATAGTAATCATGATGATTGTCCTACTTGTAAACAAAACATAGATGAAAATTTTAAATGCGATATTGTAGATAAAAAGCAGACTAATCTTGAAGAAACAAACAATGGCTTTACTCTTCTTCAAGAAGAATATACTAAAATTAATGAGCAGCTTGAGCAAATACAAGCTGTACAAGAAAAGGTATCTGAACTTCAGCAAGACATATCAAGTAATAACTCTCAAATTAACGCTCTCAACAAACTGATAGATTCAATAAACGAAGACATTGAAAGTATTAATATAGAACAGGATAGCGATGATACAAATAAAGATAAGTTAGAAGAGCTGCAAGAAGAATTAAAAGATACTCATAAAGAAAAAGAATCATTAACTGAAGAAAAAGGTATATTAGATGTTGCGTCTCTTATCTTAAAAGACTCAGGTATTAAGACAAGAATTATTAGGCAATACGTACCTGTTATGAATAAACTCATTAGCAAGTATTTGGCAGCCATGGACTTCTTCGTTCAATTTGAGCTTGATGAAAGTTTTAATGAGACCATTAAGTCAAGATTTAGAGATGAGTTTAGTTATGAATCATTCTCTGAAGGTGAAAAAATGAGAATAGATCTTGCACTATTATTTACCGGCGTGCAATTGCTAAGCTAAGAAATAGTGTAAGTACAAATCTTCTTATTATGGACGAAGTGTTTGACTCCTCATTAGACAGTACAGGTACTGATGAGTTTATGAAAATATTGAACGACTTGACTTCTGATGCGAATGTGTTTATAATATCTCATAAAGGCGATCAACTAATGGATAAATTCCAGAATACGATTCGCTTTGAAAAGGTGAAGAATTTCAGTAGGATAGCAGCGTGATATACAAACTTGTTAATGATAATCATCCAATATTAAAACACAAATGCACGTCATTTGATTTTAATGATCCGCAAATCGATCCTCAAGAGTTTGCAGACAATCTAAAAGAATCGATGATCGAGCACAAAGGTGTAGGACTATCTGCTTGCCAGGTAGGTTTTCCATGGAGAGTGTTTGCTGTAGGTGATCCTACTGATCCGGACAATATTGTTGTAATGTTTAATCCTCGCATAGTGGATGCATCAGAGCAAATGGTATTGATGGAAGAAGGCTGTCTATCATATCCTGGTCTTTTTATAAAAGTAAAGCGTCCAGAGCAGATAAGAATTCGTTTTGCAGATGCTACAGGTAATGTAACAACACGTTCTTACGATGGTATTCCTGCTAGAGTTATTCTACATGAGTATGATCATATGGATGGTGTAACTTTCCAAACTCGTGCCTCTTCATTTCATTTAGATCAAGCAAAAAGACAGAAAAAAAAGCTTGATAAAATTAGAAAAAGAAACTATAATAAGCTAAGTAATTAATAGTAGTGCCCTTCCACTACTTTAATAAAACTAGGAGACTGTATGTCTAATACTTCTAAGGAATATTTCTATTCCGAAATTTTCGATTCCGTTCAAGGTGAAGGTCACTATACTGGTGTACCTACTGCATGGTTAAGATTCTTTCTTTGTAATTTACAATGCAATGGCTTCGGTCAAGAAGATCCAACTAATCCTGATACGTATATTCTTCCATACGAAGAGTTCGATGCTAACCGTATTAAAACTGTAGAAGAGCTTCCTGTATGGGAGTATGGTTGTGACTCTTCTTACTCATGGTCTAAAAAGTTTAAACATCTACAACGGAAAGGTACACCAGCTGAGATAGCTGATCGTATACGAGCCGAATTTGCTAACGAATATAATGACGGTAAATGGGGTAACAGACATATGTGCTTTACAGGCGGCGAGCCTTTGATGAAGCATGCACAGGAGTGTGTTTTTGGTGTAATGTCTCGCTGGTTACACCAAAACGATTATCCTAAGTATATAACGTTTGAGACTAACGGTACGCAAACACTTACAGATAACTTTGTTAATTTATTTGAAGAGTATACAGAAAAGTTTAATGGTGAATTATTCTTTTCAGTCAGCCCTAAACTTTGGTCAGTAGCAGGAGAAAAGAATAAGCGAGCTATAAAACCTGAAAATATATCTCGTTATTATAATCTGTCAAATAAAGGACAGCTTAAATTTGTTATGGGTCCAAAACCAGAGCAATGGGATGAAATGGAAAGCGTTCTATCTCAAATAAGGGAACTGGGCGTTGATTGGCCTGTTTGGATTATGCCTGTAGGTGCAACCGTAGAAGGTCAAAAGCTTGTAGATGGTGATGTTGCTAAGATAGCCTATCAAAGAGGTTATAACGTATCAGCCAGAGTACATACATATCTCTGGGGTAATGTAGTTGGTGTATAATGATTGATGTATATTATGGTAACAGTAACGAAAAATTTTACGGTTTACTTGACATCGAACCTATTAGCGTAGTAAAAGATATACAGCAGTATGAGGGTATTCAAAATTATATAAAATGCCCCGCTGCAACATCATATTTTCATAATATGTTTGTAGTAAAATGCCCAGTTGACGTTTCTTATGATTACATAGATGATAATAACTTTGGGCCAAAGCATGCTCCTGAAGATGCGAAAAACATAATGACGTTTTCTTTTTCGGATGGAATGCATCTTATACAAATAAATCTGGTAGAATATTTGTTTATGTCACAAGCACCGTTAACAATTACATCTTTACCACCGTTTATGCATAATAGTGTGGTAAATAATTTCGCCGTTCTTCCAGGTGAATTCGACATTAGTCAATGGTATAGGCCAATACATTTAAGCTTTTATACAGAAACTAAAATATTGCCTTTCGACATACGAAGAGGAGAGGCACTATTTTATATTAAATTCAATACCAATGAGAAAATATCTTTAAAAAAATATAAAGTAACACAAGATTTGTGGCATTATGCAATGAATTGTGTTAATTTAAAACATCATCTCCGCAAAAAAAATTTTAACTTTCTGTATAATCTGTTTAGTAAAAATTCATATAACAGACGTATTGTTAAAGAAATAAAGGACAATTTAATATGAAACTGAAATGCACTAAGTCATACTACAATCTTCCTGTAGCCCATATGCAGTGGTTTGATTCTGATGGAACAGGAGAACCATTAACAGGTCCGTGTGCTAAGTGGCATGGTTACGATAGATCTGTTCATTTTGAGTTTGCTGGTGAAGCAGATGAGCATGGATGGATCGTTGGTTTCGGTGATTTAAAACCTCTTAAAGAGTTTTTAGAATATTACTTTGACCATACAGCTCTAGCTGGAGCTGATGATCCAAGACTAGATAAAATATATCAAGCGCATGCAAATGGACTAGTAGATCTAAGAGTACTACCTTATGGTGTGTCTATGGAAATGAGCGCTGTGTTTATCTGGGAGCAAGTAAATCCTTGGATCTATCAAATTACAGATGGGCGATCGTACATATCTAGACTTGAATGTCGTGAGCACGAAAAGAATTCTGCATATATTGAAATAGAAGAAAAGGTTGCTCGTAAGCAAGCTAAAAAAGCAGAGCAGTCACTTGTTATGAGACCTAATTGGAATGATTTTGTATCGCCGCGCGATATACTTAAAAAATATAGATAGTCTCAAAATCATAAAAAAGATATATAACGGTGTTGACGGGACACCCTCCGTCAGCATTCCACATAAACTTTCCCACAAGGAGATAAAAAACAATGTCCAAGAGACAAATTGCGTATGCTTCTGCTCAAGCAGTAGCTTTCACAGGCTTTGCTTTCTTACTACCGGCAGTAATCATATTCTTATCAATAGGTGCTTAATGCACTATTTTATTTTTTATATAATGTTTTGTATCCATCTTTATGTGAATCATGATTTTTCACCAAGAGTAAATATTACAAGACATATAGAACAAAATAATAATGCAACAAGGTTGACTTTATTAGTATAATATTATATAATAATCAAATAATACAAAGTGAAGGTATATTATGATTTCTGATGTGATTAAGCAACGTATTAAGGGTTCTAATGCCCGTTACTGGGCTGGTGATAATATCTCTGAATTCATTTACGATGAAGAAGAGAAGCAAATACTTATAGATGAAGTTACAGAAAAATTTGAAGCTGTCTTAGATTCATTGCTTATTGATAGACATAACGATCCTAACTCACAAGGTACTGGTCGTCGTCTAGCTAAGATGTATATCAATGAAATTATGTCTGGTCGCTACAATCCTCGACCTACAGCTACTGCTTTTCCAAACGATTCAGAAGATCGATACTCAGGAATGCTTGTAGTACGGTCTGAACTTAAGTCAATGTGCTCGCATCATCACCAGCCTGTAACTGGTGTAGCCTACATTGGTATCATTCCGAGTAATAAAGTCATTGGTCTATCCAAGTATACTCGTATTGCTCAATGGTGTGCACGTCGTGGTACACTACAAGAAGAGCTTTGTAATGATATAGCTCGCGAAATAATGCAGGCTACCGAGAGTGAGAATGTTGCAGTTTATATTCAAGCTACTCATGGCTGTTGCGAAAACAGAGGTATTAGCGCTCATAGTTCGTTAACTCAAACCACTGTACTTAATGGTGAATTTGATAACTCTGATGTTAAGAAAGAGTTCTTTGATAATGTTAAATTACAGCAGGAGTTCGCACCGAGATGAGAATAGCTCACGAAGCTCCATTAAGTATTATTAGAGACGTACAAAAAGTAACTGACTACGACTACGCTCTTGTTCATTTGTTTGATGAGAGTGAAGAGTACTTTAACTTTTTTAAAGAAGCAGTATCAAGCGGAAGATATGTTATTTTAGATAATAGTATCTTTGAACTTGGTACTGCTTTCGATATGAGTAAGTTTGCAGACTATGTAGACAAGCTCAGGCCTTCCGCATACATCGTTCCTGATGCACTAGAAGATAAAGATAGAACTATTGCTAACTTTGAACTTTGGATGAAGAACTATGATTATCTTCCAGGAAAAAAGATAGGTGTAGTGCAAGGCAAGACATATGAAGAAGTTGTAGAATGTTATAACTACATGAAAGAGCATGCTGATGTTATTGCTATCTCTTTCGACTATAGTTTCTATGAAAAACAATTTCCAAATGAAAAGACTAAGTATCATTCTTGGATGCTAGGCAGACAAGATATGTTATGGAATATGCTTCAGAGTGGAATTATAGATAAGACAAAACCACATCATTTACTAGGTGCTGGTTTACCTCAAGAATTTGCCATGTATAAGCACTGGGACTGGATTGACACTATCGATACTTCTAATCCTGTTGTTCATGGTATGAAAGGTATCAGATACCAACGACTTGACTTTGGTCTGCATGGACTAGAGAACAAAGAGTCTACAAAATTATTTACTTTACTAGACGAACAAGTTGATAATACTGACGATATATTCTATAATATTACCATGTTTAAATTGAACTTTATGGTTGCTTAACTTTGGAGGTTTTATGGCAGAACCAGTTATACATATAGCGCATACAGGACCAACCCATATTTTAAGTGATATTCAAAAGCATACAGATTTTGATGCTGCTGAAGTTCATCTATTTGACTTAGATAAAGAATATTACAATTTCTATAAGCAAGCTAAAAGAAATAATAGAATAGTTTATCTTAATTGTAGTAGATGGCAACTTGACCAGGAATATGATCTTGAAAAATATCAAAAATATATAATAGACTTAGAGCCCTGGGCTTATGTAGTACCTGATGTACCTGAAAGCAGTAAAAAAACTATAGCAAACTTTAAAAAATGGATAAAAAATTATAGTAAAAAAATTGATCCTGGCTGTCAAACCGTTGGTGTAGTTCATGGTGAAACGTTTGAAGAATTTGTGAACTGTTATAATTTTATGAAAGAAAATGCAGATAGAGTAGCATTTTCGTGGGATTGCAGTTTATATGAAGATTTTTATAAAGAAAATCAACAGACGTACGCAACACCATTTGAAGATGTTATGTCGTATGGCCGAGAAGAACTTATAAAAAAACTTTATTTTGAAGATCATCTTTCTCAAGAAGTATCTCATGATCTATTAGGCACATGTCTACCTTACGAAGCAAGAATTTATAAGCAATACAGATGGATGGAGGCTATAATAACATCTCATCCTATAATATCAGGTATGGCAGGTTGGAAATATAAGAAGTACGGTGATTCTGATCAGGTTTACGGTGTTCCGAAAAAATCCGTAACGAAGCTTTCTGAAATATTTGATGATAAGCTACTTTGCACCGTTAACAAAAAAATTATTATGAATAATATAAAATGGTTTAGACATACTATACGAGCGTAGCTATAATGTGGATTGCTTTATTTTCAAACAGCGGTAACGAACTAGCTGCTGTTAGTAACAAGCTTGGCGTTAAGCCGGATATTATCTATTGTGATAAGAAACGTGTTAATTGGCATGACGATATAAAAGACAATACATTTCTTAGCGATCATGATAATATCGTAAAAATACTAAGTATCATACCTAATGATGTTTTAGTAACCTTGCACGGCTATCTTAGATTAATTCCAGAGCGCGCTATATGTAAACAAATGTATAACGTGCATCCGGGTGATATTGTTAAGTATCCTGAACTAAAAGGAATACATCCTCAAGCTAAAGCATTAGAGCTTGGCTTACCATCGACTGGAGTTGTTATACATCAAGTAGTACCAGAAGTAGATAGCGGTGAGATTGTTTCATCAACTGATTATACTATTAAAGAAAACGAAACTAAAATGAGCTTAATTAACAATTTAAGAGATCTATCTATTGATCTTTGGTGCGACTTTTTGCGAGATAAAGTATGACAGACGAAATTGAAGAAACTGGCGATGCAAGACCTGATCATTATAGTCAGAAAGAAGGCTCTATAGAATGTATTGCTGCTATTGAGCAGTTGTGTGATGAGCATCAGAACGACCCGTTTACTGATTATAATCGCTTTCAAGCGTTCAAGTATTTGTGGCGTCTTGGTAAGAAAGACGATGTACTATTTGAACTATATAAAGCAAGACAATTCTTAGACTTTGCTATCGATAAACTAGAAAGAGACCGAGGTATTAAATGAGCGAAATTGAAAATATTGCGAGTAAGCATTTAGGTAAAGCTGGCGATGGCTCCGTAGTGAAGCCGTATATAACACCAGACAATGTAGATGCATCTCTGCTTGTTGGTGTACCTCGTCACCTTAATCGTACTGCATATGGTATTGATGATAACGATCTTCCGTTTGTTGGTGTAGACGCCTGGAACGGTTATGAATTTTCCACTCTTCTTACGAATGGCTTTCCTGTATCTGGCTGGATAAAGTTTACCTATCCGTCTGACACTCCTAATATTGTTGAGAGTAAATCTGTAAAATTATATCTTAACTCTTATAATATGGCTCGTCTAATTGAAACCACTGATGATGTTTATATTATAGAAGATAAAATATCTAACGATTTGTCTAAAGCAGTTGGCGGTGTTGTTGAAGTTTTTATTCAGTGGGGCGATATTGATACTGTTAAACCTATTATTGGTGACTTTACCTCGCTAGAGCATTATTGTAACATACAGAACATGTCGTTCGACAACTATAATGAAAGTGCTGATATTCTAGAAGTAGTTCCTTCTATTGGTAGATACGAACGTTGGAGATCTTACTCATTACGTTCTAACTGCCGAGTAACTAATCAGCCTGACTGGGGTGATGTGTATATTCACATTAAAGGTGAAAACTCTGTTACACCAGAATCATTACTTAAGTATATCGTATCAATGCGTAAAGAGAATCATTTCCATGAAGAAATTTGTGAATGTATTTACAAGCGCTTGTACGACTTATTAGATCCTGAAGAATTATTTGTATCGTGTTTATATACCAGACGTGGCGGGGTAGATATTAATCCTACTCGTGCAACTGATAATAATACACTTTACAAGTATGGCGGTGGTATAGTAGATGTGATGAACTTCTGTACCAAGACTGCAAGACAATAGTGGTTTATGAAAGCTAACCACTCTAAAGATCACACTGCTTTCTATATAAAGGTGTTAAAATGAAAAATATTGTTGTTTCTCTTTCCGGAGGTATGGACTCCTCAACTCTCTTACTACGCTGTATTAAAGAAGTAGGTGCAGAAAATGTAACTGCTATCTCTATGAACTACGGTCAAAAGCATGTATGTGAGCTTGAGCGAGCTAAACAATTAGTTGATTATTTGGCAAGTAAAGGCCATAATATTACCTATCAAGTAATTAAGCTTGATGGTATTACTGAACTGCTTTCTTCTGCTTTGGTATCTGGTGGTGACGATGTACCAGAAGGTCATTACGCAGAAGACAATATGAAGCAAACTGTAGTACCTAATCGCAATAAGATCTTTGCATCTATTGTTCAAGCAGTAGCTCTATCTGTTGTTAAAAAGACAGATGAAGAAACTGCTATAGCTCTTGGTATTCACGCAGGTGATCATGCAATCTATCCTGATTGTCGTCAAGAGTTCCGTGATGCAGATGATCAAGCATTCCGTATTGGTAACTGGGATGCAGAAAAAGTAACTTACTTTACTCCTTACTTGTATGGGGATAAGTTTGATATTCTTACAGATGGTACAGCTCTTTGTGTAGAGCTCGGTCTTGAGTTTGATGAAGTGTATAGTCGTACTAATACATCATATAAACCTCTTCAGGTAAACGGTGTTTGGTATTCTGATTATAAGAGCTCATCTTCAGTAGAACGTATTGAAGCGTTTATTAAACTTGGTCGCCCAGACCCTGTTGCATATGCTGATGAAACTGGACCAGTACCTTACGATACTGCACGACAGCATGCAGAAAAAGTGCTTGCTGAATATAATGAGGTTGCTTGATGAGCACAAACTTTGAGCGTATTAAGGAGTGGTCAGACGAACGTCTGATCACTTTCCAGGAGCCAGATCGCAATGGCTTTCTTGCTATGATTGTAGAAGAGCTTGGAGAGTTTCTCGAAGCTAAGGACGACGATGGTCGCATCGATGCTATGGCCGATATCATCGTCTTTGCTTATGGTGAAATAGCCAAGTATGGTTATCATGGTGATAAAGTCATGGATGAGGTAATCAAAGAGATTAGTTCACGAGTTGGCGCATATAGTCCTGAAACTAAAAAATGGCAGAAAGATAAGTCTCCTGAAGCTCAAGCGAAGTGGTATACAGCAGACTTATCTTT